GGCTTTGTAGCCTTCGGTACTAACCGAGGTATCACCAAAGGCTTTGGAGCCTCTGTAGAGCCTTCTACGAAGGTTTCGCAGTTAAAGCAATACTGGTGTCCATCGTCATAAAGTGAATTCGCATCAGAAGACCCACAGACAGAACAAGGAATATGCTTTAAAAACTTAGATTCTTTTTTGGTCATAGTAAGCATCTTCGGCCTTTCGTGCTAAGAGGACAGACATGGCAGTTTCGATGTCTTCACGCTGTCTTTGGTCACATTGTCGTAGACTGGAAGACAGAACACGAAGAATAGACAAGACATCAGTTTCTTTTTGTTCGATCAATGTGGCAAGATCAGAAACAGCAAAATAAAAGCATCTTTCACTAGTGTTAGTAGACAACTCACTATAATTCATTCTTTGTTACCTTTCTTGTTGTTGTTACTATCGTTAACTAAGTTAACATCAGTAACTAAGTTATCATAATAGTTATAATACATTGTATGTTGTTTATTAATTACTTTAGGTAATGATACTACTGTTAGTAACATAAGTATCATTAGTAACATTAGTAATGTTATAACATTAGCAAGAACCATGCCAAAGATACCTTTACCGTTGTAACTCATCTTTCCTCCCAGTAGTCATCATAATCTGATAGATCGTTTATGTCGTCCTCTTCGATGTCTTCTGAATGTGCTTCGTCTTCTTCCATCAATGAGGTGTTGCCAATGGCTAGACAATCCCCTTTGATGTCTTTGAAGCATATGCTACACATTTGTATGTATTCACCACTAAATATTGACTTCCTCGAAGATTCATAGTCAGACAAAATACCATCACACGATAAACATCTCATATTGAGATTTCCTTTCCTAACTTAGTAATCCGCATTTTAGCAGACTTTACACTGTTGCACACTAGTATAGTTTCGTGTCTCTTATTAGTGACGAACACCGCACCAGTACTTCCGTAGTGTATGAAATATCCTTTGTAGTGCATCATAGGTTGTAATGTTCCTTCCACTTAATCAAGTAAGATCGCCAAATGCGTTTCTTAACATCAACGACAGGTTGCAATGCGCTTGCTTTCCTAAATTTACCTGCTTGCAACAAGTGTATGTAATGATCTATCGTCTTCGTTTTCATAACACCTCCATAAAGGCATCTAAAACGGCCTATAAAGGCTTCCAGCAGCCTAGCCTATGCTACCCCATTAGACAGCATAGACAAGGCAGTAGAAGCGATTCTATAGGCTTATAGGTAATTCACCACCAAAGACACCAAAGACGTTTACAGTGTGTTCCTTGCCTTCTTTGTCTACCAATGTAATCACTCTGAAAGACTGGTCATCATCGCCTTTATCTTTGCTTATGACGATCGACACAATATGACTTAATGTTATCTCTGCGATCATTTTGTCCTCACTGAACCAATAACACCATAAACCAAAGACACTACAAAGCCTGCAGATAGCACAATCGCCTGTGCAGCGCTGAATAGGTTAAAGGTGTTAATGTAAACCAAAGACAGCGCAGACATCAGGAACACAACGAGAGACATAAGTTTATAAACGATCAACATGGTTAAATTCTCCTAGTAAAGTTATAGATCAAGTAAAACACCTGCAGCTAAAGCAAACCAGATTAGACCATAAAATCCAATAGCGCCTAGAATGCACATAATCACTGCATAGACAGGGTTACCCATTACATCGTCGAACCATTGATCTATTGGGTCTTGGTAGAATTGATTGTTACGTTTCATTGTTTAAGCCTCCTCTTCGTAAGTGTTGAGGAAATGTACCCAGTGGTTTAAGTCTTCAAGGGACATAGTACCGACTTCCACGTCGATCTCTTCACCGTTCTCTGGATCAGACCATGACGCAAAGATTTCGTCAGAATTAAGGCCAATGTACAAGGTGAATCCGTAGTCTTCCAACCAAAGATAGACATTACCAGAGCTTAGATTAACATCAGCGCAGCCATAGCCGCTAACATCCATACCTAGCTCTGCTGCCTTAGTGATAAGCATACCGATCTTACGAGCTTCGTTATGACAGACATGTGTGTTGATTTCCATGATTGTAATTCTCCTAGTGGTTAATGGTGTGACTGCTCCTGCTATGACTACACTATACGACAATGGTTCTAATAAATCTATTAGGGAAAACCCTTATCTTGACTACTTTACTCAGTTACTCTATGTCGTAGCATTGACTGGTGAGACTATGCCATAACATTTGCTACCCTTTCATAAGTATATGTAAAAGAATCGTGCCACATTGTTTGTAGGGTTATCTAACTCATTGATTTTACTCAATACTACTACACCCTAGAGAAAACCCTTAGAGACAGCCACAAGCCATTCCAGCGATATTGGTTAAGTTAGTGGACACTATTGGCATAGTCTTTGCTGTGTGATACTGTGTCTATAGTGTTCTATAGTGTACCCACAGCAACATCCATGCCAACATTGGAACAAACCAGGCTAAGTTAGTTAGTACTCACTAACCATGTCAATACTACATCTAGTATGTAAGTGCTCACTTCACTACTACATTTAGTATGTCCTAAGTTAATTAGTGCTGACTAACATGACCGGGGGAGGGGGTGGTGATGGTGTTGATAATTTTGTTGAACCAACATCAATTCACAAAAAGTAGAAATGTCAATATTATCTATGAAAAAAAGAAGCAAGTTAGCATTGACTAAGTTGTTGATAACATTACAACATTGATCTGCACTGGGTAATAATGCAAACTGTGCATTGCGAAGAGCAATGTTAACCAATAACAAGCATTGCGAAGGACGATGTAGTAAAGAAATAACTTGACTTTTTAACAAAAATATGCTACAATAAACACCTATAATATAGGACATCACAGCAACAGATAAGAAGTAGGTTTTAAAGAAGAAGATTATTCCTTCGGAATTAAGTTTTAACGCAACCCTTATCTGACCGGTGATGTTAATATTAAGATACTGTTGATATAACTTATCACTAATATAGTAGTGCTAAGAATAAAACCTTCTAAAGAAGATAATTTTTAATGGATGAACAACATACTAAGACAGTTACCCAGTCTATTGATTTAGGGTTGTCTGTCTCAAAGAGTGTCCCCGCTGTGACTGACAGCACGAATCCTGTGCAACCAGTCAAGAAAAGGGGAGGGAGACCCAAGAAAGCAGACATTGAGGCTAAGTTAAAGCCAGGGAAGCGTGGTCGTCCGAAAGGTGACTACACCCTTGCAAGAGAGTTATGTGCAAGGATGTTAGTTGCTAACTCTGACAGGATGTTGCAAGAAGTTATGCGTCTAGCACTTACTGATGGACACCCCTCGCAAATAGCTGCTTTGAAGATGGTTTTAGATAGAGCATTACCTATCAGTTACTTTGAGAACAAAGAACCTGGTAGTGCTGGTGGACAAGGAATCACTATTAATATTTCAGGCATCACTGCACCACAGATACAAACAAGTGATGATGTTATAGATGTAGATTCGGAGCAAAGCAGTGGAACTTAATTGGTCTTTGCTTCCTTGGCAGATAGAGGTCTGGCAGGACAAGTCTAGGTTTAAGGTCATTGCTGCTGGTCGTCGATGTGGTAAGAGTAACCTTGCTATCAAGATGCTTCTTGCAAAGGCTTTAGAGGCTCCTGAAGGCTCTGCTGTGGTGTATGTAGCACCTACCCTAGGCCAAGCAAGGCAGATCGCCTGGGATGCTCTTTTAACGCAAGGCAGGAGTGTTATTAAGCAAGCCCATGTGAATAACTTAGACATTACATTAGTAACAGGAAGAAAGATACACATAAGGTCAGCAGAAAACCCAGATACACTTCGTGGATTGAAGTTGTACTTTGCTGTTATCGATGAAGCTGCTTTTGTTAAAGAAGAAGTATTTACAAAAATTCTTAGACCTGCTTTAGCAGACTTAAAAGGCGAAGCAGTGTTGATCAGTACTCCTGACGGTAGGACATGGTTTTACGATGCTTTTAAAACCGGTGAGAGTGGTAAAAGCAAAGACTGGAAATCGTGGCATTTAACTACTTACGATAATCCTACGATTGATCCAGAAGAATTAGAAGCAGCAAAGAAGACATTAAGTACATTCCACTTTAACCAAGAGTTTCTAGCATCCTTTACCAACAATGGTACTGGGTTATTCAAGGAAGAATGGTTAAAGTATGGAACAGAACCTGCTGATGGTTCATGGTATATCGCTATTGACCTTGCTGGCTTCAAGGAAGTTAATAACGCTACCTCTGCTGCTGACAAGAGACTAGACCAATCTGCTATCTGTGTTGTGAAGGCTACTGATGATGGTACATGGTTTGTAGAGAAGATAGAGTATGGTCGTTGGGGAATTGACGAAACTGCCATGCGTATCATTAAGAATGTGAATGAGTATCAGCCTGTCGCTGTTGGCTTAGAAAAAGGAATGGCAAGGCAGGCAGTGTTAGGACCATTAGAGAAATTGATGCGTGAGTACAATACTTACTTTCATGTGATGGAACTAACACACGGTAACCAGAAGAAGACTGACAGGATTATGTGGTCTCTACAAGGTAACTTTGAGCATGGTCGTATTGTTCTCAACAAAGAAGAGAAGTGGACTGAGTTTATTGACCAATACCTGATGTTTCCATCAACACAAGTGCATGATGACTTAATTGATGCACTATCTTATGTATCACAAGTAGCAACAACAGTGTCCACTGATGACTATGATGAGGAAGATTGGACACCAATGGATGTTGAATCCGCATATTAATAAGGAACTAAGATGGCACAAACCAATAATCAACTGGTAGAGTGGGTAACAGCACGTTGTGAGCAGTGGCGCAGCCACAAAGAAACTAACTATATGGAAGACTGGGACAGGTATGAGCGTCTCTGGCGTGGTATTTGGTCTGGAGAAGACCGTACCCGTGAGTCTGAGCGTGCCAGGATCGTCACACCGATGCTACAGCAAGCCATTGAAACCTTCTCTGCTGAGATTGATGAAGCTATCTTTGGTCGTGGTGAGAAGTTCTTTGACATCGTTGATGAGGATGACACCCCTCAAGATGTAGAAGTAATGAAAAAGTTACTAACAAAGGACTTCAAGAAGGATCAAGTACGCAAGTCTGTCTCTGATATTGTACTACTTGCTGCTGTTTATGGTACTGGTATCGGTGAAATCGTCCTTACCAAGAAGACAGAACTAATTCCAACAACGCAACCAATGCCTAACATGGGTTTGGCTGCTATCGGTGTCACTGAAAAAGACCGTGTTGCTGTTGAGTTACGACCAGTAAACCCACGAAACTTCCTTATTGACCCTAATGCAAGCACTATTGCAGAGGCTTTAGGCTGTGCTGTAGAGGATTTCGTCTCTATCCATAGCGTAGTACAGGCAATGGAGAACGGAACCTACAAGAAGGCTAATATTGGCCCTGCTGCCAGTGAAACTGACCTTGAGCCAACACAGGAAGAAGTTGATTATCAGCAAGACAAGGTAAAGTTACTGCGTTATTACGGCTTAGTACCTAAGGAATTGCTTGATAATGTTGATAGTGACAAGTTTGTAGACCTGTTTTCTAAGTCAGGCGACGAAGAATCTAACGAAATGGCTGAGTTTTCAGAGTTGGTTGAGGCCATTGTTGTTATCGCCAACGACGGTGTACTGCTAAAAGCAGAAGAGAATCCTTACATGATGAAGGATCGTCCTGTTGTTGCCTTCCAGAATGACTCTATGCCTAATCGGTTCTGGGGTCGTGGTATCGCTGAGAAGGGCTACAATATGCAGAAGGCTATTGATGCACAAGTTCGCGCTCACTTAGATAGTCTTGCTCTTACCACTGTACCTATGATGGCTATGGATGCTACAAGGTTGCCTCGTGGTGCTAAGTTTGAGGTTCGTCCTGGTAAAACTATCCTTACCAACGGTAATCCAGCAGAGATTCTCCAACCATTTAAGTTTGGTAACCTAGATCCTGCTAACCTTGCCACCGCTAAAGAGTTTGAGCGTATGCTCCTGCAAGCCACTGGAACCATTGATAGTGCCTCTTACGGTGCGCCAGCGGGTACACCAGAGTCCTACGGTACTAACCCTGCTCTGATGGCTATTATCAAGAAATCTAAGCGTACTTTGGTGAACTTCCAAGAGCAATTCTTGATTCCTTTCATTACTAAGTCTGCTCATCGGTATATGCAGTTTGACCCTGAGCGTTATCCTGTCCAAGACTTTGTATTTATCCCCACCAGCCACCTTGGTATCATCGCAAGGGAGTTTGAACAAGTACAATTCATTAACTTGTTGAAGACACTTGGCCCTG